TGCATACAAATAACGCCGCAAAATTCGGCTTTGGATTTGGAGGTTGTGCGGTGGCTACCCGCGGTCGACCTCCGAAGCCTGTTGAGCAGCATCGCCGCACTGGGACGTTCGATGCGTCGCGGCACAAGCGGGGCGCCCTGGTCGCGGTTGAGCCGGTGAGTTTGGCGCCGTATCAGAAGCCGGCCTCGGATCTGTTTGCCGAGATCATGGACGCCGGCTCGGCCTGGTTTGCGCGCACTGACTCGGTGCAACTGGCGATGTTGCGGGAGTCACTCGAGGAGCGGGAGCGTCTGCTCCCGGTGGCGGAGTCGTCGACTGAGGCCCGCAAGCAGCTGCGCGAACTCAACCGTGAGATCGCTGACTGGCTGACTCAACTGGGTTTCAACCCGACCGCTCGAGCCCGCCTCGGGTTGGCCGAGGTGAAGGCCGCTTCGACGCTGGAGAAGTTGCAGGCGAAGCGCACCAAGTAGACGGAGCCTCCTGCGCATGGCACCTCGAAAGATCAAGGGCTGGCCGCCGGCCATCCTGACTCCTGTCCCGGCTGCGGATATCAAGCGCGGCGACGGCCCCCTGGTCACCGAGTTCATCGAGGCGTTGTGCCCCCAGGTGAAGGACTCGGTGGGCGGCCGGGCTGGTGAGCCTTTGCTGCTGCGACCTTGGCAGCGCAAACTCATGGACAACCTGTTTGCCCGTCGGGCCGATGCGAGATATCGGCACCGGGTAGGTGTCGTTGGGTTAGCCCGCAAAAACGGGAAAAGCGCATTGGGCTCCGGCATCGCCCTCTATGGCCTGTTTATGGGTCCGCGAGGCGGCGAGGTTTATTCGTGCGCGGCTGACCGGGACCAGGCGCGCATCGTGTTCGGCGCTGCCAAGCAGATGGTGGAGATGTCCCCGGACTTGGCCGAGCAGGCGAAACTGTATCGGGACGCTATCGAGATCCCGGCGACGGGCTCGGTGTACCGGGTGCTTTCCTCCGAGGCGTTTACCAAGGAAGGCCTGTCGCCGACTCTGGTCGTTTATGACGAGCTGCACGCCGCGCCCAACCGTGAACTTTGGGACGTGATGACGCTGGCCCAGGCCGCGCGCTATGACGCCTTGACTCTGGCTATCACGACCGCCGGCGTGCGCACGGACTCCACCGGCCAAGACTCTGTCTGTTACGGCCTGTACCAGTACGCGCAGCGGGTCGCGGCCGGCGAGGTCGAGGACCCGTCGTTCTTTGGCGCTTGGTGGCAGGCCGACCCGGACTGCGACCACCGCGACCCAAAGAACTGGCAGATCGCCAACCCTGGCTACGGCGACATCCAAGACCCCGAGGACTTTGAGTCCTCGGTCAAGAGAACGCCGGAGGCAGAGTTCCGCACAAAGCGCACCAACGTCTTCGTCTCCTCTCAGCAGGCTTGGTTGCCGCACGGCGCCTGGGACGAGCTGCCAGAGATGGCGCCGGTGGATGACGTCACCCCGGTCGTGCTCGGCTTCGACGGCTCGTTCTCGGGTGACACGACGGCCATCGTCGGCGTGACGATTGAGGAGACCCCGCGCGTCTGGCTGGTCGACATGTGGGAAAAGCAGCCCACCGACCGTGACGACTGGCGGGTGGACATTGGCGGCGTTGAGGCTCGGATCTTGGAGACGTGCGGCCGGCTCAATGTGGTTGAGGTGGCGTGTGACCCGTACCGCTGGCAGCGGTCAATGGAGGCGCTGGCCGAGGCCGGGGTTCCGATTACTGAATACCCAAGCTCGAGCCCAGCTCGCATGGTCCCATCGACGGCCAAGTTTTTTGATGCGGTTGTATCGGGCCAGGTCGCGCACGATCATGCTCCCGCTCTTGCCCGCCACCTGGACAACTGCGTCATCAAGACCGACCAAAAAGGGCCCCGAGTCGTGAAAGAGCACCGGGGCTCTCCAAGAAAGATTGACGCCGCAGTAGCGGCCATCATCGCTTTTGACCGGGCTACCCATCGCCGCGAGGCGGAGCCCGAAGCACCTGTCGCCAGTTTCTTCTCAGTCTAGGAGCCGTATGCGCATCGCACTCGCTTTGCAGATCGCTGGCTGCGCTGCGCTCATTGTCGGGTGCGCCCTTGTGGCGCCTTGGCTCGGTTTCGTTGTCGCTGGGGTCTGCGGCCTGGCTTTCGGTGTCGCGCTTGAGAGAGGCCTCTGATGCTCGGGAACTTGTTCGGCGGTCAGCCGATGGAGGAGCGGAACCTCTCCTACCAGCAGGTGTGGGGCTCCGGCATCGACGTGTCGGGCTTCGCCACCTGGGCCGGCACGGTCGTCAACCAGAAGAACGCCCTCGAGATTGGTGCGGCCTACGCTTGCGTGCGCCTGCTCTCAGACACCATCTCGACTCTGCCGGTCGACACGTTCATTCGCCGCGACGGCAACCGGCTCCCCTACCGGCCGCGGCCAGCCTGGGTGTACGAGCCCGAGGGCCCTGGCTCTAGCCGCATTGAGTATTACAAGCAGATCGTCGTCTCCATGCTGCTGTCGCACGGGGCCGTGGTGCAGATCCTTCGCAACGGCAACGGCGAGATCGTCGCGCTTCAGCCGCTTGACCCGACCCGCGTGGACATTCGCCGGAACCCGGCGACCCGTTTGCGCGAGTTCGTGATTGACGGGGGCCAGGCCGTGCTGCCCGGTGAGGACGTGCTCTACATCCCTGAGATGCGCCGCCCCGGTTCGCTCAAGGGTGTTAGCCGCGTAGACGAGCTGAAGCAGACCCTCGGCCTAGCAAAGGCGCTCGATGAGTTCGCCTCGCGGTACTTCTCCAACGGTGCCAACACCTCGGGAATGATTGAGTTTCCCGGCAACTTGACGCAGGAGCAGGCCAAGGATCTGGTTGACGCCTTTGAGGCTGGGCACAAGGGCTTGAAGAAGGCTCACCGGCCGGGTGTGTTGTCGGGTGGCGCGAAGTTTGTGAAGACGGGGTCGGATGGCGAGCAGGCTCAGATGCTTGAGAGCCGCCAGTTCGCGGTAGAAGAGGTTGCTAGGGTCTTTCGTTGCCCTCCCAGCATGATCGGGTTGAACACTCCCGGCGCCATGTCTTACGCCTCGGTGGAGCACAACGCCATCCAGTTCACCCGCTACTCACTGACCCCGCTCATCGCCGCCATTGAGGAGGCCCACAACCGCCTCCTCCCCGGCGACGTGTTCCTGCGCGTCAACATGGACGGCCTTCTGCGGGGTGACTCGGCGACGCAGGCTTCCGTGTTTTCTACGGCGTTGCAGGCTGGCTACATGAGCGTCAACGAGGCGCGCGGTCTCATGGATCTTCGCCCGGTTGACGGGGGCGACGCGCCGCGCGTCCCGCTCGCCAACATCGCCGTCGCTTCGGCGGGGATCGTTGAGGAGCGCGAGCGCGTCGAGATGGCCGCGAAACTTGTCCAGTCTGGCTACGAGCCCGCAGCTGTGCTGTCCGCGCTTGGCCTGCCAGCAATGCCGCACACGGGCCTGGCGTCAAACCAGTTGCAGCCGGCCGAGAACGCCCAGGTCTGACGTGCCCGAGGTCCCCGGCTACATGGCGTCCGCAGCCCGCAAGGGGCTGGCCTTCCGAGCCGACGGCTATGGCGGGGACGGCCTGGCGGATCGCACCATCCGAGAGGCCCGTCAGATCGTTGACGGGCAAATGTCCGACGACAAGGTCATTCGGGCGAATGCTTGGGCGGCCCGGCACGCGGTCGACCTTGAGGCGCCGCAGAACAGCGACGGCAACCACCCCGACTATCCCGGCGCGGGCGCCGTGGCTCATTACCTATGGGGCATTGACCCGACGGACCCTGGACCGGCGAGGCGCTGGCTTGAGCGCGAGGCCGAGCGTATCCGCGAGGAAGAAGGACGAAGCATGACAGGCATGGAGACCCGCACTTTCACGGTCGACGACCTTGAGGTCCGCGAAGCCCCCGAAGGTATGAGCTTCGAGGGATACGCGGCCGTGTTCAACTCCCCGAGCGAGCCCCTGCCCTTCACCGAGACGATTGCTCCTGGCGCCTTTGCTCGGTCGCTGAAGTCCCGAAACAACGTCTTCCTTCTGGTGAATCACGACCCGGCCCGCCCCTTGGCGTCAACCCGGTCGAAGACGATGACGCTGGAGGAGGACGGCCGCGGGCTGCTTGTCAAGGCGACCCTGCCGGACACGAGCGACGGCCGCGACCTGGCGGTTCTACTCGGCGGCGGTGGCAATCCGCGCGTGATCGACTCAATGAGCTTCGGCTTCTCTGTTCCTCGCGGCGGCGACAAGTGGAACGAGGACGGCAGCCAGCGCACCCTCCAGCAGGTGCGGTTGCATGAGACATCCATCGTTACGTTCCCTGCCTACCAGGCCACGACCGCTGCGGTGCGCAGCCTGGACATGCTGGCCGAGGCCACGGGCGAAGACGCCGACGCACTCAATGGCGCGCTAGAGGCGCTGGAGCGTGGCGCGACCCTGACGATGGACCAGGCTGGCCTGTTGTCTGCGGTGGTGGCGAAGTTGTCGCCGGAGCCGCAGCCCGAGCCTGTGGTTGAGCCGGTGGCGCACGACCCGGCACAGATCAACCTGCTCAAGACCAAGCTCGACCTGGCCTTCAAGGCCTGAGACTTCCTGGCCGCGCGAGCCGCGGCTAGGTCCCCGCTCTGAGGAGCCTCGGCGGGATTCGCAAGAAACACCTGCGCAATCCAACAAACCGAGACCCCAGAAAGGGGTGAACTAAGTTGTCCGAGTACTTGAAGAAGCTCGTGGAGGATCGCCAGTCGGCGTACCACGCAGCGAAGGCGAAGATGGACGAGGCTGCCGCTGAGAGCCGCGACCTGTCCACCGAGGAGCGCGAGTTCGTCGACCGCACGTTCGCGGAGCTTGACGAGAAGCGCACCATGATTGACACCCTCATCACCGCTGAGAAGCGTGAGGCTGAGATCGCTGAGGCCATGCGTGGCGTCGCAGATGTCGCTCGCCCGGTTGAGGCCCGCACCGCTGCGGCCGAGTCCGACGCCGACATCCTTCGTCAGCTGCTCGCTGGTGAGCGCCGCGCGCACTCGTTCCAGTTTGAGAAGCGCGACATCGCCAAGACCAGCAGCAACGCCCCCGTGCCCACGTCGTTCTCCGACGTCGTCATCGACCAGGCCCGCCTCGTCGGCCCGATGCTTGACCCGACCGTCGTCACTGTCCTCAACACGGGCTCCGGCGAGGACCTTGTCCTTCCGTCGCTCGCGTCCTGGTCAACGGCCGGCTTCGAGGCTGAGGCCGCCACGATCGACGAGTCGGACCCGACCTTCGGCAAGACCACGCTCAAGGCCTACAAGTACGCCTTCATCGTGCAGGTCTCGCAGGAGTTCCTGGCCGACAGCAACATTGACGTCATTGGCTTCCTCGGCCAGCAGGCCGGCAACGCCATTGGCTACGCGGTCAACGACAAGCTCACGCTGGGCACCGCCACGGTGGAGCCCAACGGCATTGTCACCGCGGCTGCGGCCGGCGTGACCGGCGGCACCGCTACCGCGACACGCGGCACGGGCGGCTTCACTGCTGACGATCTCATCGACCTCGTCTACTCGCTCGATGGTGCGGCTCGCCGCCTCCCCGGTTTCGGGGTCATGGCGAACGGCTCCAGCATCGGCGCCATGCGCAAGCTCAAGACGTCGTCGGGTGACTACGTCTTCGTGCCCAGCATCCAGCCCGGAACCCCGGACTCGATCCTCGGCTACTCGCTGATTGAGAACCCGGCAATGGCCTCGGTCGCCTCTGGCGCCCGCTCCGTTATCGCCGGTCACTTCCCGTCGTACTACGTCCGCACCGTGGGCGGCATCGACGTGGCCCGCTCGGATGACTTCGCCTTCAACACCGGCCAGGTCACGCTCCGCTTCCAGATCCGCGTCGACGGCAACCTGCCTCAGACGTCGCACGTCAAGCGGTTTACCGGCGGCACCGCCTAGTCACTAGGCACCTAGACGTGGATGGCCCCGCCTTTGCGCAGGGGGGCGGGGCCATCCACACCCCCCTGCGCACACAAGGAGAAACAGGTGGCCCATGCCACGAAAGCCTCAAACACTCGCAACAATTCACGCAGCGGGAATCCCGCTCGACGTGCCGCCGCCCGAGAGGGAGCAACTGCTCCGGCTGGGACTGCTGCACGAAGAATCCTCTGGGCCAGCAACGCGCCCTGGACGGCCACGGGCTACGGCGAGCAAACCCAGCAAGCCACCCGGCGAATCAAAGCCGCCGGCCACCAAGTAGCCATCGCCTCCAA